GCGGTATGTGTCAATCTCGTAGGTAGAGTTTACCTCCTCATTTTTTCGAGATACCTAATTATAATTATATATATATACAAATGCATAAATATAAGTGGGATTTAATATGTAGATTGTTGGATAGTATTATTACTACTAGACACCAACGAAATGGTCCCACACAGATTGTATGTCAATGTACTGGTCAGTCCATATTTAAGTGGACGTGAGTCAGCAATTGCAAGTTCTGCAGTGGGGTAGACGCCGATAACGTAATTTTTGGCAGTGCCTACAGTCACGTCATAAGCGCGAAGATATAGGGTTGTGCCGTCGTCAATAACGAACGGTACATCAACATCATCAACAGTAACAAACAAATTGGACGACGTCGGCGCCGTGCCAGCACTGTTACTCCAGGCTGCATTAACTCCGGAGGCAGTACTCGACGTTATAGAACAAACGAACTTATAAACGTCGCCTCCCACTGTAGTAGCGGGAAGGGCTGAAGCCTTACCGTTAGGGGTGTTACCCTGCACGGCGATATTAGTCGCGTTGGTAGAACCAATCGTGACGGAAACATTACTGAGACCAATGCACAGTGGGTTGAACAACCCGCGTACCACGGGGAATTGTCCAGCCCTAGGACTAATGCTGAGTTCTTTAAACGTAATGTCATAATCAATGAGAATGTAACCAGGACTATTAGCAGCATTAGTTTTGCTGTAGAAATAAATAGCACCCTGATTATCATCGTCCATGTCGGTTGTGATGGCATAACTGGTGGTTTTAAAATCCTTACAAGGAGTAATAATAGCCGAGTGATTAGCCCATTGAGGGCCGATGACAGTTTGCACGTCACTCAAGACAAAGTTCAAAAAGTTGCTGTTAGTGTGATCAGGAGCCGGATTGTACCGGTTCTTCTCAACATAAAACATAACATCACCAGCCTGACTGGTTGGTGAAGACGTTATGTAATGAACGACAATCTTATTGAACTTGAAGTAGTTATAGATTTGATTGAAATTTCGGAGTGTGCTTGAGGCCAACACTGCTGGACTCAAAGGCATACCTCCGATCAATTCCCAGTCCGTGACAGCCGCTACTGTGCTACCAGCAGCAAAAGCGAAATCACGTCCCATAACTCTAACACCGTCCTTAGATTGCAAAACCACCGGCTTTGTTCCTCTAAGGCTGTTACCAATCGCAACAGGTGCAGAGTTGATTGTAGAAACCGGGCCGAAGACTTGTCGTCTCGGTCCGGTACTCTTTTTCATCTTCATGGTTTTCTTAACCATTTTAAAATTATTTTCTCCATCCTCCACCATTAACATGCATATACATTATTCTTTCTTTTACCGGAGCGAGTGAACGCTGACTTCAAACGATCCATGAAACTCTTCGTCGGTTCGATGTTGTGTTTCTTGGCGTAAGCAGCCATATGGTCAAGAGCTAAGGCATGACGTTTATCAAGCTCACGCGCAACGCGGGTGAGTTGTTGTGTCGTCTTGGCTTTCCTGTTTTCCATTTTATTTTTCTCTGCTTGTCGGAAGCGCTGGTCGTAAGAAGCTGCTTCGCTCATGCGCCCAACGAATTCACGATAAGTAAGTATTTCATTTCTCCTAGGGAAGTAGGGGTTGTACTGACATTTTTCGTCAACAAAACGATTTATGTCAGTCTGATCTTTTATTATTTTAACCATAATTTCTCCTCCTCCGCCTAACTTTGCGTCTGAAGTTGACGTGGTAATGTGATTGGTCCGCCCCAGTAACAACCTGCTCTGGTTTGGACTTCACAAACTTAAATTCCGGTTTGGCGACGTTCATGTCGAACGGGTCAGATATCGGTTCAGCGGGCTGTGTGACCTTAACAGGCACAGGCCCGCGTAAATAAGGGCGTCTAAAGAAGGCGGGATCATTCCCTGCCATGTTATTTGGACCATCATATGGTCCAACCGAGGGATTGTATACTCTATCCTCCGTCATTTTTACGCCACCACCTCCTTTCAATGAGCCGCGGAGATTACCACTTGTATCACGGAGAGTGCGACCATCACCAAATTGATTAAGGTATCTGACCGCATAACCCGCAGCTCTAGGCACAAAGCCTCCAATTTTTGTAGTGCCTTGCTGATAAGAGAGATCAGCTTGGTACCTATGTTTTCTATCTTTATGAACAGCATACGCAGTATCGTGTTCGCGTGAAAGAGCATCCAATTTACTTTTTGGTTTACTCTTACCATGGGCAACGGATTCCTGAATCCTACCGTCACTTAACCAAGGTCCGGTATAATTCTCGCTAAAATATGGTAAGGTCCAATCGGGTAATTCAGACATTTTTGCTCCTCCACCAACCACACGCACAAACATACAATATGAAAAACATTCCTATTTAAAGTCTAGGAACGACTTAGCTGATGATTACTCGTCAAGCCCCAACTCACAGCCTTTCGACTTGAATTGGAGGTATCGCTGGGACTTAAGGAATTTGAGTGGGAACAGATCAGGATAAGCTTCACGCATGCTGATATACATGCGTTCAAAAAACTTAAAATGTTCATGGTCCCAACAGTAATTAGACATATGGCTAGCTAAACAGCCAGCCAAATCCTCTTTCTTAACAGTTACCATGTGAGCAATATGTTTAGTGAACCTCACTGGTCTATATTGCCACACACCACTCTTTTTATAAAGGGTGTTACTGAAAAATTCGGCTCCGTCTAACGAAGCGTGTTTAACAAACTCCGTCAGACCAAAACCAAAAGTGCTCGCGGTTTCCCGGTAGTGTTCCACATCGAAACCTTCGGGAAAAGTCTGCAGCACATCATCACCGCCAGCAATGATCTTGTACGCCGGCGAGCAAATTTGCTCAACCGAGAGACCCATACGTACTTTAATCATGGTATCTACCACGATCTGAGCCAAACTATTCACCCAAATAGTTAACACCCACCCGCTCTTCATGATACCGGGGTAAATCGACTTGAAACAACGTCCATCATCACAACGATAGACACCGTCGTAGATTACTTCATCTATAGCGTTCTTCACGTCGACCTTATACTGGTCAAATTCGCTATCAGTCATGCCTGCCGGCTGGACTGGTAGTTCCAGGATTATGTCACGGCAAAGAGTGAATGCCTCTTCACTGAACATATAGTCCCAATTAGTTTTATCGCTTTCGAACACACTTAACCCCTTAAAAACACTAACCAAGTGTTCTATGTGCCCGGGTGTGCTCGGATTGAAAGCGTATTTCATTGGTGACTCTTGCCAATTTTCAACTGCTGTAACTTGCATGTTACGGAAAATTGCTTGATCTTTCACCATTTTATGGAGGGGTTGAGCCGCGATAATGCGAGCCATACCAGCGTCCAATTTGGCACGTTTGGTAGGTTCTCCTTTAATCATGACTCTGTTCTGGTAGGAATTGCCCCAACATTGCATCGCAATATCGGCAAATCCCGCCACTCCAAATCTAGCCAGCACGGCTGAGTTGAGCGGCATACCGTCTGCTTGATACGGATAACCTGGACTCTTCGAGTCCTTAACTAACGACGAATTAATAATCTCAATTAGATTTTCTTTCGTCCTATAGCCTATAGGTGCTTCAAATCTATTAGCAGCTATTAGCTTACTAACCGCGAACGAGACAACATCACGTTCCGACTCCGTAAGCTTAGTGCTAATGGATTTGACCCGTTCGCCAAATAAGTCAAGGTGTTTCACCAATGAAACACTTTGACTATCTTTGGTAATGATAGGATACTGATACTTCTCCTTGTCATAACCCAATTTTTCAAGCTCCACCTCCTTCGTGGACAGGTAAGCAACCACTTCTGGTTGCGGACTAGGCGACTTAGCCCCGTGGATGGGTTTCTCACCGGGTAATTCGACATAGTTACCTGAAGGCATCGTCTCCTTGTAAGCAATGGTGGCACACTCATCGTCGTAACGCCTACCGCGTTTGTGTGTTACGGGCTCCACCATATCCTCTTCATCGAGGAATTGCTGATAAGGTGATTTAGCTTTCTCGTAGTAGTCCTCAGACACTCCATAGTGTACCGTACCATCGTCACCATATGCGACGTAGTCATCACCATACCGTTCGAAGTGTACTGACCGCCCTTTGAATTTATAATCTACGACGTGATCAAAATCATCGGGCATATTGGATTCATTAACAACCTTAATACCGTCTAGGATGTTTTCCATCCTAATCGCGGTATTATGGCCGCTACATCCGGCTACATGTAGTCCAACAACAGCTTGTCCGCTAAACAGAGGAGATCCCGAAAAACCTTTCCGTGTGCTCGCCGTGTGATGTAGTTCAACGACACCCGACCCGGGTTTCGTCGAACCACTACTCGACATCAGGACCTCATTCTGCACACCTACGGCGTTGACCAACAAGTTGTACTTACTGCTCTTAACTTTGACTTTCGTGATGCCAACCTTAGCCCAAACCTTCGGGTTAAGTTTAATGACAAACACATCGGCGTCATGAACGTACAAATTATTGTCAAGGTCGAACAATTCATTGTCAACCTTGCAACACCGCTTGTCAACCCGCCAAGTACCGCTGTTCTTGATCTCGACGAAACTGGCCAAATACACGTTAGCAGCACTAGAACTTATGTTGTTAGCAACGTGGCCTGCCGTCACGAGGTACTCCTCGTAACGAAAGAAACACCCTAACACTGTAAGTTCAGTGTGCTCGGTGGCCACCAGGATGACGCCCAACGGTCTCTTCGAACTTGCATACAAGTCTGAGTTGGGCATCGCCATTTCCTCGGTGGTAATATGGCAATCACAGTTCTCAGGGATCTCACGCTCAACTCCATCGACGATGGCGTCATGGCAGATCCCATTGGTTGTTACTCTCTTGCGGATATACATCGTGACACTAGGGGCGTTGGATTCTTTAATGACAAAATCGGGGTACCAACTACTCCAAGCGTGACGACAAACTGACGGAATCATGCTCAGGGTGTACACGATCAGTAAAAGAACAAACAAATCACGTACTGCCTGAGCATAGACGTTGTCCAAGTTGAAGATCAAACCACTTACAACTCCAACAAACTCAGAAACAAGCCCTACTAAAACTCCCAAAACGTAGAGCGTGTTCTCGAACAACGCCTTCCACAGTCTTTGTTGACGCTGAATCACGGTCTCAGCGTCAACTGATTGTCCACGCACCAATTTACCATCCAGCATCCACTGAATGATCATGGCCTTCAGCGCAATATTATTGCGCAACCTCATCTGGCAAGTCCACCCCATGACACCTTTATAGTCAGTCATGTTGCGGCACCAGGTGTGACAACTGTCCGCC